AAATGAAAGAAATAGTATATTTAATAAGTTGTTAAGAAAAGCAAAGAAAGAATTATCAAATAAAGACTATGATTTAATCAATAGTTCATTTTAATAAAAATAAAGATGTCAATAAATTTCCAAGAAATCCTAAAAGAATTAGAATATCGTGTAGAACATGGTATTATTGATTTAACAAAAGAGGAACAAGTTACAAAATTAGCACAAATTCTAAAAGAGAATGGTGTATCTGATGCCAACGAAATGGCACAGAAAGCGAGAGTATATTATTCATACATTAATGAAGCTCCTAAAAAACAACCATTAGAAAAAGTATTAGCTCAAAAGTTTCTAAATCCAGATACGGATAGAGAAGTAACCGTTGCATCGGCATTGGGTTATGAGAAAAATAAAAAAGCATATAATATTGCAAAGGGTATGATGAGTACCGCGGGATATTCGAGCAAGGATATTGATATGGTAGATGCTGGTCCAGATGACGAAGAAAAACCAAAAGGTAAAAAATTGGGTGGTTCGGATTTTACTTCATCTGCTGAAAAACCAATTACAACTACAAAACCACAACAACCTACTGATTCCGAAGAAAACGTAGAAGGAACATATGACCCTAATAATAAACTTCAAAGAGCAGTTGTCGAAGCTAAAAACCCTCCTCAATTGATGAAGGCTTTAGATACAATGGGTGAAGATGAAAAGAAGAAAATGTTAGACAAAGTTCTTGCAGGAGCAGGTGGTCCTGTTGCATCTACTGGGGAAACATTATGTGTGGAAGCACAAACCGATTTAATTCAAGGAAGATATAATCCTGTAAAAGTTAGAGGTTCAAAGGAATATAAGGCCGAATTTGAGAATGTTAGGAGAGTAATGAATGGTACTGATAAAAGAGCTAAAACCACTCTCACAAAAGAATTAGAAGGAATTTGTGGAAAGTTTGGATATTATAAAGAAGATGGTAGTCCTGATTATTCATTAGCTATGGCAATGAAAGCTGAATCGGATTTATATATTAAACAAAATTTAGGAGCATTTAAGAAAACACAAGTTTCTAAAACAAAATTTAAAAATGATGCCGATAGAATTAGTTGGATGAAAGCATCTTTCTATTCATCTTATTCTTTAATGAACAACGGCCCTGCCGATTGGGATAGGAAGAAAGGTAATGGTAGAGTAATGAAAGCAAATGCCACAACCGATGGTGCAGCAAAACAACTTTTAATGGATGGTTTAAAAAATGCAAAAAGTCCAGAAGAAAAAGCACATTACGAAAAACAATTAAAAGTTTGGGATAAATTCAAAGGATATCACGATACATATTTAGTTTATACAAATGATAAAGGTTATACATCCGCATATCATATATCAAACAAAAAAAGTGATGAATTGGATGACCCACAAAACAATACTACTCCTGAAAAAAGAATTCAAAATTTTGCAGAAGCTGCGAAAGAAGCTAAATTAAGTCCTGAAGCGGCTAAATCGGTAGCAAAAGCACAAAATGTGGCGGTAGCGGGTTCTGCTGATAATGATAATATTGCAAAATCCGCATATTCGGAATTAAAGGATGTTAATTTACTTGTAGGATTATCAAATAGATTACCAGCAAGAAGTGAAACGGATGTTAAGGATGAATATTACATTGGTTTAAAGAATGATAAACTAATCAAAGATTGGTATAAAAAACAATATGGTGATAAGTGGGAAGCAAAATACAATTCAGCAAAACCAGCTGAAATAATTGGTTTGGCTGTAAAAATTGCATCAGATAAAAATACTGATATTTCAAAATTATCTGGAAACTTTACGAAATTTATATTGAAGCAAGGTCAATTAGCACAGAGTGTATATGCAAAAGCAGCTGCCGGAATGAATGCCAAACAAATTGCTGAAAAAATGGGTGGAAAATATTCTCCTAAAGAAATCGAAGCAATATTAAAAAGTTCAACAATGAAGATGTTGGCTGAAAGAAAAGCACAACATGCTGCAGGATTGGAAGGTGTACACAAAGGATTTATCACATCTTTACACAAAGCAGATGGTACTAAACCAGGACATTCTGGTCCAAACGGCCCTGCGGTTGAAACATATGTGGCGGGTACGTTGAAATCATTACACATAGATACATATGTAACAAACTATGATGATAGTGTGCAAATTGAAATGGGTGGAGTTGGATGTACTCCGATAGATGTTAGAGGATGTATGGCTAGTCTATCTGGATTTAAAGGTCAAACAAATACACCTGAAGGTAGAGCCACATTAAACAATCACTTGAGAAAAAGTGTAAAAGTAGATGCCGATTCTGATGCTGTGTATTTATTGGGGAGTGATGGTAAAACAAGAACATATTTAGCAAGTGATACATGGAGACAAGCGGGTTCAGCTAAAAAAATTGCTACTGCATTTGGTAGCAATTTGAGAAGTTGCTTAAAAAAATCCGTAGGAAAACGAAATGCAAATAAAAGAAATAAGAAATAATGAATACACAATTACTTTGCCTATTTACGACAAAGGATGAATTAGATAAGTCGGTTGATTTTATATTATCAAACTATACTTTAACTAACCCAAATGTTTTTATTTTAGAAAGCAAAATAAGACCAGAAGAGGCTTTCATTACTTTTAATGTTGAGAAAGGTTCTAATGCAATTCCTTCTGATTGGAAAACTATTTTAGTACATAGAAAGAAACAATCTAATTCAATATACACTATTAACGCACTTAACGAAGTAGTTAAGTCAAAAACGGGTGGTATATTAGACAATTCTTATATGATTGATTGGGAAGAGTTTAGAAATTGTATCTTAACTACATCTAATACAGGATACAAAATGATACCTACAAAAGTATTCAAATCTTTTAATACTCAAAATTTGGAGAATTAAATAATTTTTCTTATATTTGATTTATGTCAATAAGAAAAAGATTTAAACCAATTCAAATTCACGCAAACGACCCTTCGGATATTTTTGAAACAAATAGACGAGAACTTGCAAAAGCAATCGTAGAAGGTGTTGCATTTGGTTTAAGAACTAAAAAGAAAAGAGTTGATTTTGCAAAAGTCCTAATCAAAGAAATTATTGTTATTACACTTTCTATTGATAGTAGAGAATTTACAGACCTTTTAGAAGAACAATTACAAATCCTTATTGACTTTGAGGAGTATGAGTCTTGTGCGTTAGTTGTGAAATTACAAAACAAATTAAATAAACAAAAAGTATAGGTATGGAAAAATTAGAACTTTACGAAAAATGTATAATGTGTAATGCAGAGACTACGGTATTAAAAACCACTCACATAGATTTTAGATATGGATATGTGGATGGAGCTGGACAATTGTGTAGAGATTGTTATATAAAAGAAGATAGAAATTTGATTACAATTAATAGTAGATTAATAATAGATACCCCAAATGATATAGAACTTGGAAAAAAAGTTAGAGAAATATATTGGGAAAGTAAAAAATAAGTTATGGCACCGAAACAAAAAGAAGGAGAATACTACATTGGAGATACAAGTTATCTAACAATGAAATCCAGTACGATTATTGAAATGAGAGACCAACTGAAATTATTGGTTGAAGATGGTAAAAGTGTAAATTTAGACATATCAATTAAAGCAGACTTTGATAAGATACCACCTGAGTATCATCAGTTATTTTGTCAAATGATGATGGTGAGATATGGTGGAATTGTAAATGTTTGGGATAATACTCAACCCTTTGCAAAACCGGATGTTAAGCAAAGAAAATGGTATCAAATTTGGAAAAGATAAAAAAATAACTTATGTTTGGATTCGGAGATTATTCAACACAAATGCCAAAACCACCTGCTATTTCGAAAAAACGATTAGGAGAGTGGCAAACTAAAAACAAAACAAAACAAATAGTAATGCCAGCAAAACCAAAAATTACAAAAGAAGAATATTCATTTTCAGGAACACCTGAATACGCAATACCAATTCGTAAGGAAACGGAGATGGTAAACGGCCCTAAACACTATGGGGGAGCAGATAATCCATATGAAGTAATTAAAGTATGTGAAGCATGGGGATTGGACAAAGATGCTTACTTATTCAATGTAGTTAAGTATGTAGCAAGAGCAGGTAAAAAAGACCCTCAAAAAGAACTGGAAGACCTCAAAAAAGCTGTATTTTACCTACAAAGAAAGGTAGAAAACCTCCAAAAATAAATTTGGTAATGTGGAAAAATAGTCGTATATTTATAGTAATAAAAGATGAAAAAGTTATATTTAGATATAGGTAATATCGATATAAACCTCAACTTTAAAAACAAATTTTAAACCTTAAAAACAAAAAACAATGGACATTTCATTGGCATTAAAGAGATTTAGCTCTTTACAAAACAACACTAAAAAGTCGGATTCAATTTTCAAACCGGCAAACGGAAAATCTCAAGTGAGAATCGTTCCTTACAAGTTCAACAAAGACATTCCTTTCATTGAACTTTACTTTCACTACAACATTAACAACAAGACTTATTTAAGTCCAATGTCATTTGGTAGACCTGACCCTATCGTTGAGTTTGCAGAAAAACTTAAAAGAACAGGTGATACCGATGATTGGAAAGCAGGTAAGAAAATGGAACCAAAGTTAAGAACTTTTGTACCAGTTATTGTAAGAGGTAAAGAATCGGAAGGAGTAAAATTCTGGGGATTTGGTAAGACAGTTTATCAAGATATCTTAGGATATATTGCTGACCCTGATTACGGAGATATTACAGACCCCAACACAGGTAGAGATATCGTATTGGAAGTAATGTCAGCAGAAGAATCTAACGCATCTTATCCAACAACAACAATCAGAGTTAAACCTGCAACATCTAAATTAGCAGATTCTCCGGAAACTATCCAACAATTGTTAGATGGTCAAAAAGAAATTACTGAATTATAT